TACAGTTAAGGGTAAGGTTGTTTTTTATAATACAGCTAAGGTTCATAATTTGCAGAATGATAAGTCTAAAATTTGTATTGGAGCAAATACTGTGTTAGTGTCAACTGGTATATCAACAACAAGAGCTGCACCGGTATAGGTGAATTTAAACACCTGGCGACTTCTATTTTCTTGAGCAGCAGGTTGCCAACCAATGAGATTGCTAAACGTAATACGGTCAATATATTGACGAACAAATCCACTACTTATTTGTTCTGTGTAACTAACATTGTCACGAACATAGATAAACGTATCAGTATATAGATAGTTTTCAAATACTATATCGCCAATATTATTGATGTTTAGGAACTTTAAAGGGAATCCCAATATTGAATCAGTAATCTGAGTTGATCCCAGTGCGTATCCAAATAGTTTGCTGCCAGCAAATGTTGTGCTGGTATATTTTAATCTATTAGAAAAACTAACGCCGTCATTGTCAAATATGTCAAATAGCGGTGGTTGATTTACTTGAGTTTTTTGTTGTGCTAATACCCAAGACACTCCGTCGAACCAATAGCTTTTTCCTTGCTGTACTATCCCGCTTAGACATACTATGGTCTGATTGGTCAGTACTAAACTATCGTAGGCAGGGATAAGGTCAATAATTGGAACGCCTGAGTTGTCAGGGTCAATAAACTGTACCACATAAATTCGATTGCGAACTTGCGGATCTGCATCGGCTGCAAATATTACTCTGCTGCCATCAATGAATGTGTAACCATCTATGCTGTAGCCTAGTTGGCCGTTGATATTACTAAAGGCATCAGTGGCATTAAAGTCAATTATATTAACCGGACTCTTTCTCTGAGTACCAAAATTATACAAATCAATATTGGCACGGAATTCAATGATAGGACGTTTAGCACGTAATTCATTGTTCAATGTCAGAATCTGATTATTGTACACCGCACTGGCACGAATTACATCAATGTGGAACCAGCGGTTGCTGCGTGCCCAGGCATTCTGATCTTTACTGGCACGATTGATAGTAATGTAATCCGGAATTTGAGGTGCATTTAGGCTAGCGTCAAACGGAGACGAATCGTAGCTGGTGCTATCGAAAGGAATAGTAGTACTTTGAGTATATGTTTCTGGTGTAACAAAGTCTGTTACCGGAATAAGTTTAATACCGTTGCCTAACACAGCTCCTACAACTGGGCTATTAGGCAGTGGTGCATCAGCAGGGCCGCCAGACCCGGTGTTTAGTATGCTCTCTTCAATGGTATCGTAGATGTATTGTTGGAATGTTGTTGTACCTGGAAGACCTGTTATTTTCTGTCCAGCAATTATGTGAAACGTGCCAAAATAAGCTTCGCCATCAATAAATCCGACTCGGGCAGCAATGCCGGGTCCTGTTCCTACTCCTTCAACATAATATTCGAGATTTTGAAACTGCGGTGGTTCAACAGCGCCACGAAATTGTACTTTTAATCCATTGGTGAATACTACGCCGTTTGGACTGGTGTAATTTTTTGCACCAATGATTTCGTTGACATCAACAGTTAGTTCTTGTCCTGGATCTACTAATTTGATCTGCCCAAATATTGAAGGGTCTACGCTGTCTTGATACCAAAGTGTATCCAGTACAGCAGTTAGTAAAGGAATCTGTTCAAAGTATCCCGAAGCGTCTTTGTACCACGCTGTACTGGAATATTGTGTTCCAAACTTGATATTAAACTTATTAAGATTCGGCACTTGAGCAATACTGTTTAATCGCATAAACGGATTGCCAGATTCGTCGTTGATGTATTGAATTTGCCATACACTATAACGTTGTGCTTGGCTATCAATGTCAGTTGTCTGATCAAATGTTGTAGTATCAAAACTTCCACTTAGTCCATTATTGTCAGGATCTTCCAGCAATGGATCAAACTGAGTTGTTACTTGCCAGCCGCCGTCTTGTGGATCGTTTATAGTGTTGGTGAATACAATAGTTTTATTACTTAGATTTATAATTCCATCAACACCGTCGGGATACTGAGCTAAGAATTCGCTAACATATACATTATTAAATTGATTAAACTTTAAACCAGTAATCAAATCAACTGTGCCATTTTGATAGCCAGGCGGCATTGGTACATTGACTAATGTATAATAAAAATCTTGTGCAGTATTCAACGGAACATTGAAAGTTACTGTACCTTGATCTTCGCCGTTATTGACCACACCCAGTACATCTCTGCTGCTGATATTGGGGGTAGCAGGTATACGTCCTTCAACTCCGGGTGCAGCTTGTATCCAAAAGTTAAATCCAGGCTGGTTTACTATAAATTCATAGTTGCCACCACGCATCAGAGTTATGACAGGATTATTGCCTGCTATATTGCTAAAATTGTAGGCATTAGTGACTCGAGTAATATCCCATGAGTCGGTTGAAGGCACAGGTGTCCCGGACAGATCAACTGAAGTTGGACCTGCAGCAAGCCAATAATATTGGCTATAATTAGTAAACTTATCAAGATCATTAAATGAATCTCAAGCGTAGTATTCGCTTTCAAATAAACGATCTTGTTTTTGTGTGTTGGCACCTTTGAGATTGAGAGCATCAATTATGCCTGGATATGTTATAGCATCAACTGCTGTGTTAGTATCTGGTTTTAAAAAAACTATGCCAGGTTCTAATTGATAATCTGTACGTACAGCAGAAGGTTCAATGATGTAGTTATCAGCAGGATTGACTCCTGGACCCACTCTACTTCCTACATATCCTTGTGTGCGTTTAAAATTAGGCTCTTGAGTCAGCTGATCTAATGTTGCACCCAAGAACTTCTTATTAGTATCGGTGCGAAATATCTCAGGTAATAAATCTACGGTGCGGCGTGTAGCCATTAGTAACTACTCCCAAATGAAGTGCCTTGGCTGATGCTATTTGGATACAGACCCGAGACAGATGTTTGACTACGAATATTACTTTGCGTCAGTGCTGTGATTACTTCTACATCAGCTACTGTGGCTGCGCTTACAAAAATTTCGTTTGCAGCTGACCTAATTTCATATAAATCACCAAACGATTTAAGCGGGTTCAGCGGTACTAGCACAACTGAACTTACAATTGATCCTAAATTCTGATGCAGGTATGCAGACAACTCTGAGAAGAAAAAGCTGTCGCCAAAATCCCATTTGGCAATTGTAAAATACGTATTGACATATTGAATTACTAAACTTTTTATTTCGCTAACGCTAGCTGTAGTATTTTGTACTTGTACTACTTTAATTGTAGCCCGTAATTCTGGGGCTGCCTTTGCGCCAAATAATGGTTTAAACACTACGCTGTTGAGTACCAAATTGTCAGATATCATTTTGTAATCGTTCAATGCTGCGTATGCTGTATTCAGCTCATCAATAGTTGGCTGCGCTGGTTCAGGAACAGTTCCAGTGGTATCTTTAACATAATTCTGATATGCAGTATAATATTCTTGAGTAACCAAATAGGAATCAATTATATTAACCACGCCGGGATCTATCAGGTTAGTCAACGGGCTATTATGTCTATATTGGAAATACAAGCTCTGACGACCAACACGGCTAACAAAGTCTGTACGCGGAATCAGATTTCTTTGTACTATTCCGTTAGTCATTTCTATGACTAATTCATAAAATGCATTTTCCTGGTACGCATAAAAAACTTGACCGTCAATAAATTCACTTTTAACTAATTCTATTGCATCCTTGGTAGCATAAGAAGAATTAACCACACCTGCAGCAACAGGAAGATAATTTTCAGTATTGTTAAAATCAGCTGTTAGCTGTAAGAATACATATTTTGTAGTAGGGTCAACCAATGGAGCTACAACTTCGTCAAAGAAGTCTGGATTGTCTGCTACTCCATCAGAATCGCTGTCGCGATAGCTGACAACAACTTGATAGTCATTTACAAATCCGTCGCTTTGCACAGGCTGTGCAATAATGTCCATTGTTACATCTGTGGCCAATGGAAAATTTGAATCTGGTCTAGCATTGGTTTTTAGTACTTTAATAAAATCATTTATAACTGACCCGGTTCGGCTGTCATAAACTTTACCACTGCCATCAAAAAAGAATCTTGTTTCAATTACGCTGGCAAAAATATAGTCCAAGCCACGTGATGTAACAGTGTACGATCCGCTAGTTTGAATAGCATGAAACTGTATTAGCCACGAAGCATCAAGGCCTAGGCCTTGAGTATTTTGTGCGTACTGTAAGCTAAATGGTGCGTCTTGCGCCAAATTAGTACTAGTAATCAGATACCACGTGCTGGTCAGATTGTTATATCCTAACCCAAAGTTTCTAACCAGCTCAACTTGTTGTAATATCGATTGCTCTAGTGCAGCCGGCAAGGTGTTATTAAATCTAGGTATCACTTGTTGGGCAATAGCACCAGTTGGTACAAAATTATTAATTGCAACAGGACCTATGCCGTTGGTTAAATTACCCAGTCCTGAATTGGTGCCATCAAGAATTACACCACTGATTGTGGCCCATATTTCTAATTTTTCATCTGCACGAATTGGTGTGCCAGCTTTTAACTGATTATTAGCGTCAAAGAAGTAACCAGTTGGTGGAATAAACTTTATCAATGCCCCTTGTGTAATGTACTTGGCATTGTTACTAGCATAACTTCCTATTGACTGAGGAGCGTTACTGAATATATTATAAAAATATCCTGATGTTTCGTTAACCACCGTTGTACTTTGATGCCACGCTAAATTTATTACCAACAAGTTAGGACAAGGAAAATTAGCATAATAAAACTGAGTCATACTGCGAGAACTTAGTGTGGGCTCAACTGAGTTAGCAAGTACATCTACAATGTCATTGGTGCTTACCCAATCAAAGTTAAATGTTGGCAACACGTTTTCTTCGTAAAACACACCGTCGGACGCAAAAATATTTGTGGAACTATATTTTCCAGTAGGATCATTTAAATCAATATATCGTGTAGTACCCACGCTAGAACGCACAATTGATTTACTTTTAATAATGCTATTGTATCTAGTAAACGGAAAAAGGTTGTAGTCTTCGCCGTTTACCATACGGTTCTGTGTATAGTAACGTGCAGGAGCTCGTTGTTTAATTTCGTCTATTGTTTCGCGTGGTTGTGCATTACTGACAGGAGTTGTGATGCCGCAGGTAAATGTGACAGTTTCTAGACGGCCAAATCTACTGATGTAACTGATAGGAATTTGTACAGACTGCATTTCTTCTGGATTAATGATATAGCGTAATCCATTACTTGCACGTACATAATTACGGAAGAACCCAACCGGAGTTTCAGCAAATACACCATCGCCAAATGTCAGTGTAATTTGGTCGTTAGCACGACTAGTAATAGAATAAATTTTACGTTGGTTTGGTGCCAACTGTTCGACCGCAGCGGCATAAATGCTTTCTGCATATTTCCATTCGCTAGCAACGGTTCCTATGTTTGTAAGTTCATACAACCAATAATCTTGGTTATTGATACCATCAATATTAATATTTACTGCGCGATTTGGAATAGCTTCTGCCAAATTAAAATCTTGATTTTGCAAAGTACCTTGCTTGAACAAAAAGAAAAATCCTGTGTTGCCAGAGCCAAAACCCAGTTGATCGTTGCGGTATAATAAGTTGAAGGCACCGCTGGGTTGTGGTGCTACTTCATAAATGTAGTCTCGGCCAGTGCTGGTTCCGCTTACAATTTCAAATGGCATGTTAACACCATCAACAACAGATGAATAAGGAATAATAGGCAAGTATCCAGGCACTAAATTGATAGTGTATTCGTCTGTGCGGATGCCTTGCAATACAGCGTTGTTACCAGGGCGGCCAAATTTTTGGCTATCAATTAAACTGGCATTAACAATGTAAGTAAATTGTTCTAACCAATTTGGATTAGTGGGATCATTCCAATTGATAGTGACGTTTGATAAGTTGACGCCGTTGAAATCTGTGATGCTTTCTGTGGTTTGAACAGAATTTACTTTGATATAACCTTGTGCAGCTTGATTACGCTTGGGTGTATAGCTGACTAAATTAGCAAGACGCACAACCGAATCACGTCGTTCTGCTGTATCTAAGAAGTTTTCCCGTGCGTTTAAATCGTTACGAAAGGCCAGTGCCTGTCCCATAAAGGCCATAACGTCCAATATAGCAATAAATTCTGACGATTCAATATAGTCATTGAATGTTTCGGGATAGTATAAACGTAGATAGTCTACAAAACTCTTACGTAAAGTTTCAAAGTCGTAGCTTTGGAAGTTGGCTTCTCTGTATGTTTGGTACAGACGTTTCCAATCTTCTACTCCAAATATTGCGGTTTGTCGTGCAGTTTGTGCCATGTCATCTCGTCTATAAGAGTATTTATTACAGTTAAAAACGGCGCAGTTTTAGATAAAACTGGCTCGACGAGATTCCACGTCAAAAAATAATGCCAGGCTCTCTGAGGTGTAACTACCTACTAATTGCACGTCTAGTTCCACTCGTAGACCGTTATCTTGTGGATATAACACTATGCGACTGATGAATAGACGAGGATCTCCCCCAACCACCCGCTGTAGCTCAGCTCGTATATTTTCTTGTGTATCGGGAGATTGGTTTTCAAATAAGAAACTCCAGATTATTGTACCGTAGCCAGGCCGTCCGGGCAACTCACCTTGCTGTATATTGAGTGCATTAGATAAGTCGCGTTTAACTAGTTCAAAGTCTGTTAGGGTAAACTTCTTGAACTGATCTATAGTATTGAATCCGATGAATGTAGTCATACTAATACTTATGCTGTTGGTGTAAGTCCAGTAGCTCGGCCAGCACGTGCCAAGGCCGCTGTACCGGCATTGTTACCTGCTGCTGCACTGATATTTTGTGCTTGTTCTTCTGTTTTGCCTTCGCCGATTGCCTGCGTGTATGCCGCGACTTTTGCATCTTGCTGTTCTTGTCTAACATCAATGTTTATGGGATTTCCAAAGTCTGGTGTTGGTACTTTGGGATTACCAATTACACCTTTGACAGCAGTGTTGACAGTACCACGAGCAACTGTGTTGATAACACCGTTGGCTGCTACTTGCAAGTTTATAATGCTGAACAGGCCACCTGTGGCTTTGTCAATCGCTTGTTGTGCATTTTTAGCTACAGCATTGATTTTATTAAATGCTGCACCTGCAGCTTTGCCAACAACCCAGTTTACTGCTGCCTGCGGACCAAATCTCACAGCAGTTTGCAGTACTGCACCTAGTTGTTGGGCAGTTTCGCCTTTGCCAAGAATGCCTTTCTTTTGCAATGCAGTAAAGCCGGCTGACATTAGATCCTGCTGAATCAAATTTTGTAAATTGGGATTGGTCAACAGTGCATTGAGGTTAGGTACATAGTTTTTGCCGGTCCATATTGTTGAACTTGATAACAATCTAACAACGT